CAGCCGAGCTTGAGGAAGGAATGCGCCTTAACACCTCCATCGTAAAACAGCTCTGCTCGACCGATGAGATATCGGCTGAGAAGAAGTACAAAGACCCATTTAAGTACGAACCCACACACTCACTCGTCTTATATACCAACCACCTCCCTAGAGTTGGTGCCAATGACGATGGTACTTGGCGTCGACTTATTATCATTCCCTTTAACGCAAAAATACAGCGCACCTCCGACATTAAAAACTACTCGGACTATCTCGTAAAAAACGCAGGTGGCGCTATTCTTACTTGGATTATCGAGGGTGCCAAGAAGGCAATCGAGAATAATTGCAAGTTGAAGGCTCCCAAGGTGGTTCTTGACGCTATCGAGCAGTATCGTAGCAACAACGACTGGCTCTCTATCTTTATCGAAGATTGCTGTGAAGTTGACCGCACGTTTACGCAGAAGTCCGGGGAGCTTTACCAGGAGTATCGTTCTTACTGCTCCCGTAATGGTGAATATGCCCGCAGTACAACAGACTTCTATTCTGCCCTTGATACCGCAGGCTTTGTGCGCCATAAAAACAAGAAGGGTATGTTCGTTTACGGACTGTGTTTGAAGTCCGATTTCCTTGAATAAATCATAGGAGGGTGACGGTCGAAAACAGTCATTTCATAAAACCCCCTTTAGGGCTGATTTTTCGTAAAAATTGCTCTTAAGAATAGTTTACGCAATGACCATATTTGACCGTCACCATCCCAGAAAGGATCATTATGAAAGAAAAGAAAATCGAGCAAAATTTAGCCTTGATGGTAAAGCGGCGCGGTGGCATCTGTCCTAAGTTCGTTTCTCCCGGATTTGATGGTATGCCGGACCGAATCGTTCTGTTCCCTAAAGGAAGGCTGGCATTCGTGGAAGTAAAGGCCCCAGGCAAAGAACCTCGCCCTCTTCAAGTAAAGAGGCATAAGCTGCTTCGTTCCCTCGGCTTTCGGGTCTATGTTCTTGATGATGAAAAGCAGATAGGAGGAATCCTTGATGAAATACAAGCCTCATAACTATCAAGCCTATGCGATAGATTACATAGAAACGCATCCGATAGCAAGCATCTTCCTAGATATGGGTCTTGGCAAGACGAGCATTACCTTGACGGCAATCTCGAACCTACTATTTGATAGTTTTGAGGTTCACAAGGTTTTAGTAATCGCACCTCTTCGCGTAGCAAGAGATACGTGGACAGCAGAGGCCCAAAAGTGGGATCACCTCAAAGGCCTACGGTGCTCTGTTGCTGTAGGCACAGTTGCTGAAAGAAAGGCTGCACTTCTCCACCAGGCTGACATCTATATCATCAATCGTGAAAATATAGGGTGGCTGATTGAGGAAAGCGGTATTCCCTTCGACTTTGATATGGTCGTTATTGATGAGCTTTCTTCCTTTAAGAACCATAATACAAAACGTTTCAAGTCACTTCTCAAGGTAAGACCAAAAGTTAGTCGCATTGTAGGACTGACTGGAACTCCAGCTTCAAACGGACTTATGGATTTGTGGGCAGAGTTCCGCATCTTGGATATGGGACAAAGGCTTGGAAGGTTTATTACAAAATACCGCACTGACTACTTTATGCCGGATAAGCGTAACGGACAGGTCATCTATTCCTACAAACCTCTCCCCTTTGCGGAAAAGGCTATATACCAAAAAATCGAAGATATCACAATATCGATGAAATCCACCGACCACCTACAAATGCCCGAGCTTATATCAAGTGAGTATCCTGTCAATCTCTCTGCTGAAGATCAGATGCACTATGACGAGCTTAGAAAAGACCTCGTTCTCAGCATTGGTGATGGTGAGATTACAGCCTCTAACGCAGCTTCCCTCTCTGGCAAGCTCTCACAAATGGCCAATGGTGCCATATATGACGATAACGGAAATAGCATTCATATTCATGACCGTAAGCTTGATGCACTAGAGGATATAATCGAAGCCGCAAACGGAAAGCCACTACTTGTTGCTTACTGGTTCAAGCACGATTTTGAGAGAATCACTGAAAGGCTTAAAAATCTGCATATCCCCTATTCTAGCCTTGATGATTCTGTAAGCATCCGCAGATGGAATAATGGTGAAATCCCCGTTGCTCTTATTCACCCCGCTTCTGCAGGACATGGACTCAATCTCCAAAGCGGTGGATCGTCTCTAGTGTGGTTTGGACTTACTTGGAGCCTTGAGCTTTATCAGCAAACGGTGGCTAGGCTTTGGAGGCAAGGACAGACAGCCAATACAGTGGTAGTTCAGCACATCGTAGCACAAGGCACTATAGACAACCGCATAATCAAGGCCCTTTCCCAAAAGGAACATACGCAAACTGCACTTATTGATGCAGTAAAAGCGAATCTGCAAATCTAAGACAATCCGTGCCAATCCGAGAAAAGTACAATATCGGAGGTACAAAATATGACCCCTTATAACGAACTCGCAAATGCTATCGTGATGCAAGCCGTAAAGGATTACCGCAAAGCCCTCAAAAGCCTACGCTTAAATAGTCGCAATAAGAAGGCTATGGAAGAGGCTATGGAATGTGAAGAGTTCTTCCGTTCCCCTTGGTACAAAACCCTTACTTCCGTTGATGGTGAGTACCTTATAGATAAATTACGTGCGGAGGTGGCTTGATGCTGGCAAAAGACTTCTTGAATCAAGCCTTCCTTATAGATCAACGCATACGTAGCAAGTCAGAACAGATACGAACTCTAAATGAAATAGCTACCAGTTGCTCCGCTACCTTGACGGGTATGCCCAGAAATCCCAATCGCGGTGGTTCTCGTATGGCCGATGCTGTATGCAAGATGATTGACCTTGAAAACGAGATAGCCCGAGACATGGACCGCCTTATAGAAGTTAAACGTGAAATCGTTACTGTTATAAACGCAGTTGATGATGTTGTTCTCCATACCCTTCTTGAAAAGCGATACCTCTGCGGTGCTACTTGGGAGGAGATATCCGTTGACCTTTGCTTCAACAGACGTTGGACATTCCGCTTACATGACAAAGCACTTGAGGCAGTACAAAAAATTCTCGACCAAAAATAAAAGAAGCCACTAAAAGCCACTATAATGCACTGTTGACTTATGATATAATTATAATGGCAAACGAGAATATAAATGAGCCTCATAGGACTTACATCCTGTGGGGCTTTTTATATGCAGCTGAAAGGAGGTAGCCATATGCCAACAAAGCCAAAGAAACCGTGTGGTTACCCAGGTTGTCCGAAGCTGACTCACGCTCGCTACTGCGAGGAACACACCAGGGTGATGAACACTCAATACAATAAATACAAACGTCCATACGACAGTAGTGAGCGTTACGGCTCGGAATGGAGAAAAATCCGTAACAGATATATAAAGGCACATCCCCTCTGTGAGGAGTGCCTAAAGACAGAACGTTTGACGCCGGCACAAGAGGTTCACCATGTCCTTCCCATCAAAAAAGGTGGAACACATGATGAAAGCAACTTGATGGCTCTTTGTAAGTCTTGTCACTCTCGTATCACTGCGGAGTCAGGAGATCGTTGGCACACAAAATAAAAAAGTAACCGAGGGGCGGTCGAAATCTCTGTGACTTGAATATCCGACAGCGGGCTGGGGCTGGCGTACGCATTTTTTGCTATTCAAACGGGGTATTAACCCCTTCCCCTCAAATTCCAACTAAAAGGAGAGTGAAAATATGGCTAAAGACGGTACAAACCGAGGTGGAGCGCGCCCTGGGACCGGACCAAAAAAGAAGGCGCTCATCGATAAAATCAATGAAGGAAAGACCGAAGGCGCAATGATTCTGCCGGAACCTGTGGAGTTTGAAGGTGTTGATGTCCCTCCTGTTAAGGACTACCTCAAAGCCACGCAGAAAAATGGCAAAAACCTCTGCGCCGAGGAAGTTTTCATTAGAACATACAAGTGGCTAAAGGCTCGTGGATGCGAGAAGCTCGTCAACACACAGCTCATCGAGCAATATGCGATGTCGGTTTCTCGTTGGATTCAGTGCGAGGAGGCAATCTCGGAATTTGGCTTCCTTGCAAAGCATCCCACTACGGGCAATGCTATCGCAAGTCCCTATGTCGCAATGAGCCGCGACTATATGAAGCAAGTAAATGCCACTTGGTTCTCTATTTTCCAGATCGTCAAGGAAAACTGCTCTGTTGAATACGAAGGCGGTACTCCCCACGACGACGTGATGGAAAGATTACTACGAACAAGAAAAGGAGTTTAACCTATGTTTGAGAAAGTTAATCCGCGCCACCCGGACAAGGTGGCTGACCGAATTGCAGGAGCACTTGTTGACCTTGCTTATCGTGCCGAAGCAAATCCTCGCATTGCAGTCGAGGTTCTTATTGGACATGGTGTCTGCCATATTATTGCAGAAACCTCTGTTAAGCTCTCCCCCGATGATGTAACCGCTGCGGTTCACCGCATTGCCGGCAACCTCAAGGTTGACTACGCAGAATTTGCTCAGGACACGCACCTTTCCAAAAACCAAACAGGTCGCATTCGCTGCGGTGATAACGGAATCTTTAAGGGTGTACCCGTAACCGCAGAGCAAAAGAAACTCACAAGCATCGCAAGGCTTATTTACGTCAAATATCCGTATGATGGAAAATACATTCTTGACGGTGACAGACTCATTATTTGCCAGAGCAACGCAAAGGCATCCGACATCCGCATCTCTCATCACAAGGCCGAAATCAATCCTCTCGGTGACTGGACAGGAGGCACCGATGTAGACAGCGGTGCTACCAACAGAAAGCTCGGCTCGGATATGGCAGATAGCGTTACGGGCGGTGGTCTTCATGGCAAGGACCTCTCCAAAGCTGATGTCAGCGTAAACATCTATGCTTGGCTCAAGGCCCAGGAAACTGGCAAGGCTGTCGAGCTTTGTTGTGCCATCGGCGATGAGACGATTGACGGCATTTCCTACGAGGAGATTGTCGAGACTGCAAGAGAGTACATTCGCAAGTGCGGAGGCTTTGAAAAGTTCGCTGAATGGGGATTGGTGTAAACCAAAGTTAGCGAGGTGATACCTATGAACGTACTACGAATAGATGTTGGTGTCCACACCCTTCTTCACATTAACCTTTCAGACGTTGATTTTACAGGTATCAAAGAAATTGTTTTCACTGTTAAAAATTTCTCCGATGTAGAATCGCCCGTTATCATAGAGAGAGTCTTTACGGAGCCTGGATTTTACGAGGTGATGATCTCCCCCGCTGAAAGTCTTTTGATTTTCCCCGGAGCCGAGTATGATTTCAATCAAGTCCTCATTGATGGTACACGCATGAAGATTTCCGACACAGGAAAAATCATCTTGAGGAAAAGCGTAGGTGATAACTTTGTTTGATAACAGATATAACCCGCGCGTGGATATTTCTATTCCACCCAAGAAAATTGATGCAACCCAATGCTGCGGTGGCAACGACATCGAAATCACGAGTCTTTGGCCACTTGCAAAAATGCGTGAGTATGAAATCAGGCTTGAAACAAAAATCCCTAAAGAACTCTCTATTCTTCCCCAAGCAAACAGTGACGACATCTCATCTGTCAAGGCTCGTGAGGATGGCAAGGTGTATATCCAAATCGGTGATACCCCCGCCTATGCGACCCTTGAACAGATAAAAAATCTTAACACAAAAACGGTGTTCGTTGACGAACTTACCGACAAAACAATCACACAATTAAGTAACGATGACATCGTTATGCTAAAAAAGGAGTAAAACACTATGGCGCAGAAACGCACACAATACATTAAAACCGAATCTGGTCTTGAGAAGCAGCTCATTGCCTCTGTTGCTGATATCGTTGAAATCGATCCTATAACCGGACTTGACTCTACTAACGTACAAGAGGCACTCGTCGCAATTAAGGACATCGCAGACAACGGTGGTGTTACTGGCGTCAAGGGTGAAGCCGA